TACACAAAGTTAAAGTCAACTTTAACTTTAATTTATAAACATTGGTGTAAATCCATGATTATTTTCTATTTTGACGCTCATCATGTCATAATAAATGGACATCCCCCAATTACCCAGAACCAAAGCAGAATAAGAATCCTTTCTAGCTTTATCTACACCCTTTTGTCTTTTTAGTTCTGGAGGGAGGTCAAAACTCTGAGTGCCTCCCATAGAGGAATATACTTGAATAAGTGCGCACTCCGCTTTTGTTAAATCAATCATATCTTTTTGATGTTCAACAAAATCAATCATTTTTGCACCTTTATTTTTCTCATCTGAATATTTTGAGAATTTTAATTTTTCTATTGGGATATTAGCTCTTGTTTGAATTTTGTAGGCGTCGTCCATTGCAGATGCGGCAAAATAGATTTGTTTCCTATCAAAAGCAGATTGCAAAAGCTCATTAGCATTTCTTATCCATTGCGAAGTTGGTTTTCTCAAGTTGCAAATAATATTTTGAGAAAAGTTATATCCATTTCTAGCGTCTATTAAAGACTGATTATAGTTTTTTGGATTTTCGAAATCCGCATCAAACATTCCTATTTTTATTTTGTCGTTTTTGAATAATTCACTTTCGTTTACTGAATTTATAAATTGCAAACCACCATTATAGTCTCCAACTATCATAACCACTTTGAAATGATCTAATACATACTTAAAGTATTCTATATGCTGCTTTAAATTTGTCCCAGGGAGTGCGTAGCTATGAACTAAGACGCCTTTTTTCTCATTTGGCATCAACTTGATTAATTGCATTGCAAAATCATCTGAATTTTCAGCTTCTGACCACGATGGGTCGAAAGCGAGAATGTATTCTGCGCCATGCTCTCCTATAACTTCTACGGTTGGGCTTTCACCATCCGCTATTGTACAGGCTGCCATTTTGCTTATTTTAAAATAACCAGAACTGTCATCTGTAAAAATTGCCCCAAACTCACGATCAATTTGAGATTGACTCATTGTGCCTTTTGCTTGAGAAATCAGATTTTCGTCGTATAAAGCTTTAGGTGCCGCATCATAACTAAATTGCATAATACATCTTCTTCCAAGGTTTTTGGCCCCAGGATTGTATATCATATTTTCATATTGCTGATATAACTTGTACAGATATTCGAATTTATAAGAAGCAGAAGAAAGTCCGATCATTTTATTGCTTGGCCATTCAAACCTATCTTCTGGCGACATTTTACCAGCGGCGATCATTTTGTCCTCCGCATCTCTAAGTTTTTGCCTCTCAGTTGGGTTTTCTACAACAGCCAAGAATGGCATAATAACTTCATTGTAAATTTTTTCTGGCATCAATAGAAGCTCATCTACGATTATTCTCTGAAAACGAAAACCGCGCAGTTTTTCGCCATCTCCAAGAGGCAAGGCAGTAATTCTGCTGCGCCCAATTTGCATAGACCATTCATCATTAGATTTGGTAACTTTGCCTATGCATTGACTAAATAATTCCGCTTTTTTATCCTGAGCAATATCTTCAATTTTTCTAAAAATCATTTTAGACTGCCTAAATGATTTAGAAATAATTCCAGTATGTATTCCTTGATTTAAACAAGAGTCTAACATTGCAAATACGCCAGTTGTAAAAGATTTGGACATACCACGCGACCAAATACCTAAAAAATAATCATTAAGCATCATAGCTTTAATGGCCATATGCTGAAACGGGAAAAGTTCAATGCCAGTTAAAAGTTCTGTTGTAAAAGTTACATTTTCCCGTAAAAATTTATACAACCAATACTTAGCTTTTCTATCATCTAAATATCCCTCAAGTTCTAAAACTTGTTGGTTTATATTTTCTATATTTAGAGATTTTTGATTTCCTTTTTCCCAAGCCATTACAATCTTTCTAATATGTTTTCTTCATCAATAAAATATTGGAGATCTGTTCTCCAAAGTTTTTTACCTAAACATAATAATTTTGGAACAATTTTTTCGCATTGTCCCCTATTTTCGACAAAAATAAATTGACAGTTATTTGGAAACTCGTGCTGGATTTGAATCATGTTTGAAATTATCCAATTAACTTTTGGCATCCTGTTTCCACGCCTCTGTTGAAAAATGTACTCTTTTTCTATTTTGTCTAATGGTTTTTCAACCAGAATATACATATAAGCATCTAGCTCAACGCATCTCTGCATCTCTTTTCTAAATCTTTCTATTTCTCGACTAAAAGTTATAGCAAAGTCTGCTGGATTTTTTCTATCAATGAATGTATTTGTAAAATATTTAGATTCTACAGTATAGTCTCCAAAGTCTAATTTCATTAATTCGCTATTCGCGAATTGCAAAGGTTTTTGTTCTCTTGTGTCTACATATATCTTACAATCGAAATCATCAAAAAATCTATCAGTTAATCCTTGATCGAATATAGGCTTAACCCCCATTTCTTCGCAGGCTTTTCCATAAGTGCCAAAATGATCTTTAAATATTTCAACAGAAGGCAACTGGCGCTTGCTTAATTCAATATGAAATGGGGCGTGTGTATAATTTTTGCTTTTTATTCTTCTTTTGGTTACTTCTATAATGTACTCTCTAACTAAATCTTCTGGCGCTTGATTGCACCATTTAATTAATTGCTGTCTTGTAACAAAATCATTTTCAAAATATTCTTCTTTATTTTTGAATGGCAATAAATCGCCACTTAGTTTATTGAAGCGCGGATAATGAGTAACATAATACTCAGCCAGTCCCATTTTGTGGCTTTTTAAATGGCCATGCAATCCTCTTTCAGAATCAAACTCTTTAAAACATTCTTTGCATTTAAACGACATCTTCCATTCCTATTCCTAATACCCGCGCTTTCCAGCTAGACATATCCTCTATCCTCTTCGCCTCTTCTCTTATGAGTTCTTTTTGCATCTCAGCTATTCTAACCATATTCTTTCTTTCTTCTTCTTCCTGAAATAATTGAACAATAGAAAGGAATGACGCAGTCTCTTTCTGTTTGTTCGCGAGTCTAGCCCCTCTATCTCCTTGGAGTTTTTTAGTTAAATTTTCTATTCTACTTTCGCATTGATGATATTCGGCGCTTTTTGCTTTGATGATTTCGGCCAATCTTACCGTCATTTCATCTTGATCTTCCGCCGACTCAAACATATCATTTAGTTTTTGCAAGTGGCCAGTAATCAATTCAAGATTTATGATTTCTTTTGCGACATTCATATACAGATTTATTTCGTCTGCAGTTAAATCTGGCTTGTCCCATGTAAGCCTGATGAATTCTTGCTCAAAAAGTTCCCTATCTCTTGGTTTTGAGTAATTGTTTACAATAGCTAAGAATCTTGAATTGTTTAAATTAATTCTTAATTTGTCGCAACAAATCTGTAAACTCCTAGAAAGTTTGTCTTCCTCTAAGCCAATTCCAGTTGAATCGTTTATCTTTTTGATAATTCTGGAAATTGCCTGTGGAGCAGTGTAGTTAGAAGTGGCTTCGACGGGTTCTGGTTTTGGGGCTTCAATTTCGCTTGTTATATATTCATGAACAACTCTTTGCTCTTTGCTTAGTTTTTTTACTTTGTCGCCAAATATTGATCTAGCTATAGCCAATGAAGAAGCTCCAGTTTTTTCATACTCTTCTTTTATTTTTTGTTTTTGGGCTTTAGTAAGTTCAATGTCATCAACTTTTTCGTGCTTTATTGTCCTATAATTTAGACCTTCTTTAGCTAGAAAATCAATCACAGCCCTGCCTTCTTTCGATCTACCATCCAAAGAATCATCATCAAACACCATTTTAGTTAAATCAGAAACATTTGGATTTTTATCAAAAAGTATTAAAATCTGTTTTTTCTGTTCTTCGTTTAACATATGTCAATATCCTTTAATATTTGGGCGGCTTTTTCCTGAAAGATTTTCCTAAGATTTTTTATTTGTTTGTAACCTGCAGTCCTTTTCTTTTCATTTGTTTTGTAACCAAGAAATTTTGCCACCTCTTCTTCTGAATTGTTTTCTATAAACAACATACGAAATGCTATGAATTGTTTTTTAGATAACCTATTTTCCATCTCAGAGGAAAGTTTTCTAGTCGCTTCGTCTAAATCAATATAATTATCCTGCTTAGTATATATCTCGTATTGGTGGTTTTCTATAGTTACGGGGAGCTTTATATCATAAGCCCTTTTCTTACAGTTTTCCCAATCCCTATAAAGCGGACATTCTCCGCATTGCGATCCAGATGGCGTCTTCAAACATAAATCGCCTCCAGAATTATATTTACATCTCAAACATGGGCGAGCATAATTCCCATAGTAATTGCGCAAAATATTTTTGAATTGATTAGAAACTAATCTATAAAGCCAAGGTTTAATAGGTCTTGATTGGTCCCACAAATACCACTTCTTATGTATGTGGGTCATTATGATTTGTTTTACATCGTCATAATCTACTGAAGCTAAAGCATCTAATTCCCATTTTTTTCTTTTTTTCTCTATAGCCTCATTTATGTCATCTATTTTGTCTTCAAATTTATAGTTAATCTCTTCCATCCAATAAGTCTTTAATATTTTTGGAAGAATTTCTTCTTCTTTGGTTTGAATTGCCTTGACCAAATAAACTACCAAGCGTTATTGGTTGGGTATAGTCTTCTATCTCAATATCCAACTTATTTATTTGCGGCACAAATTCCGCATCAGTTTCATCATCATTTAATGCTTGGATCTTTCTATTTCTTGTCGGCTCTTTTCTCGCCTCCGAATTTATTGATGCAGCAACACTTGTCGGCGCGCCGCAATTAGAACAAAATTTTGGTGGATTGTATTTATATTCTAATTTGGTGCCGCATTCTGAACAAAATTTAATACTCATGAATCTATATTAAATTTATTTTTTATTTTTTAAAGATGTATTTTGTGTTGGTGTTTTGGATTTTGAAAAATCAAAAATCGCCGCTTTTGCTTGGTTGTTCATGTTCCTCCTCTAGTTTTGCGACAATATAACGCAGAATTTCACTACGCATAATGTCGCTGTTGTCGAATGAGTAACTCTTTACACCTTTTTCTTCTGATTGTGAATCACTAAACAAATTAAATACTTCAACAAATCCCCCATTAGGAATATCACTTTGTAAAACATCGCCGCAAATTATTATTTTGCTCCCCTCTCCTATTCTAGTTAAAACCGTAACTAGTTCTTTTTTTGAAAGGTTTTGCGCCTCATCTACAATTACGATTTTATCAGACCAGCTCGCACCACGGACATAGTTTACTGGCATGGCTTCAATATACTTATTTCCTTCTAGAAATTTGATGTCATTTAAATTCATCATTTCGTCAAGCTTGTCATAAAATGGGCCAGCATAAACAATAAATTTTTCATCCAATGTGCCAGGAAGAGCGCCCAAACTTTTTTGCCCACTTTCTGCCACACTTCTTATGTACAGTATGCTCTTTTGCATATCAGAATTAAACATTAACTGTATTGCTGAATAAACTGCCATATAAGTTTTGGCGGTTCCTGCTGGGCCAGCTAAAAACAGCAATTTAACATCCTCGTCTAGAGCTGTTTTTAAAAATTCTACTTGGTTTTCGGTAAATTTGAATTTACGTTCTTTGAGCTTTATTTTATAGCTCACACCTTTAGACTGTGCATTTGGCATGTACTATATATTACACCTAATTATCTCAAAAGTTGAGTAATAGTAATAGATCCGCGTCCAAAATCGCCACCCTCAATTCCTATATTTTCTTGTAATATTTTTCCAGCTACTTGAGGTTTTATGTTTGAAGCGTGGGTGTAATCAAGTAAACTAGTCGAATATATTGCGCTCGGTGGTAATACGTTATTTCCACCAGCGGGACTTGTTACATAAATATCAACCGTTGCATTCTTACCCGTCATTGGTACAATATTCGGTATATTGTCCGCTTCAAGCGAAAAAGAATGTTCAGCAGTTATAAATTCTACACTTTTTGGATAAAAGCCTCCAATTTCGTAAATTGGGAGTCTCTGACAACTATATTGATAAGTAAAAGAATCGTATAAATCCACATTATTTGTCAAAGTAGTAGAGACAA